GGTCCTTTGATCAAAGATCATTATCCCGTTGTGCCCGATAATAGTCGGCGCAATCTTTTGGCAGCATTTGATAAGCGCTGCAATTTCTATTCGGACAAGCGGGTAGATAGTTCAATAATCGACGCTAGCCTCGCCCTGTTGGATCGAATCACGGTCGGTCAACAGCTGGATCCTATTGAATGGACACCAGAGCTATTCCATAAGTGGAACTCTCAATTTCCCTCTGCAAAGCGTGAGCGGCATCGTAAAGTTTATCCGCTCATTGCAGAGTGCACTCAGAAGACGTTTTCTAATAAGGAAATCTTTGTTAAGGTTGAAGCCCTTATGAAACGTCACGATAAGGATTGGGCTCCACGGATTATCTATCAAAGTTCTGACCTCCATAATGCCATGCTTGGTCCTGTGATGCAAGCATGTACACAACGCATGTTCACGTTGATGGGTCTTTCTCAAGGCTCGTGCACTATGAACTATAAAGGCGCTTATAAAGCCAGCTCCCAGGAGTTGGCTGACTATATCTCCAGGCATGGTACGCCTGAGAGTGTCTTTATAGAGAGTGACTTCACGAGCAATGATATGACTCAACTTCGTGATGTGCACATTTTGGAGGTCAAGTGGCTGCGCGGTCTTGGGGCACCTGTTTGGCTCACATCTCTGATGCTACATGCTAATTCGTTTGCGGTTTCTAATCGTAAACATAGTTTCAGGGGTCTTGTGAGAAATCAGTTGCCCACTGGCGCGCAGAGCACAACTTTTAGAAATTCCTTTTGGAATTGTTCGATAAACTATGCATTCGTGTTAAAGCACGGTTTTCATGGTGATTGTATGGTCCTCGGTGATGATAATGTCACGCGTCTTGACAATCCTTGGCTTTCTCGGCTTAGGTGTCTTAGACGCGAGTATGAGTTTGTTTGTAAACTCGCTGGAATGCGAGCGGAGGTTAAAGTCCACCGCCATTTGAGTGAGTGTACGTTTCTTAGCAAACAGTTCATAATGACTAATCGAGGGTATGTGATGGTACCTAAGTTTGGCAAGGCTATTGCGAGATTCAATGCCCGTGCTTCCGTCAATGAGGCAGTTTCTGACTGTGCTTACTTGGCTGGCAAGGCTTTGAGTTATGCTTACGAGTTCCGCAGTTGCCCACCCATTTCTAGGTGCTATTTCATACGTTATCTTCAGTTGGCTCCCTCTGGCGATGTTTCGTTAGACGGGCTGGGATGGAATGCTAAGGGGGCGTTTCTTGAACTAGGTGTTGCTGGCATTGTTGCTTCTATTGCAGCAGTGTCTCATGTTGCATCTAGGGACGATATGACTCGCTTCTATCATTGGAAGTATTCTTTAACAGCACTTGACGTCGTCAGCATTGTCATTGGGACCCTGTTTGGAGAAAACGACATTGATCCGATTCTGTGTGAGCGTATACTAGAGGACTTCCT